AACTTGGATTTCATCCGGGGGCGAAGGCCCACTCCAGGTCTAGATACCTAGACCTCTTACCTACGCTCCAATTTCCTCAGGGAAACTGGGCGTCCCTAGCCTAAACTCGCGGATAGGCCTTCCGATGGCCTCGGGTCCGTCAAAAACGAAACCGGGACTAAAGGTTGGGTTCTCCTGTAATCTATCCTTAGTGGTGTCTAACCACATCAGGTAAGAACCGAGTTGAAGCTTACTCTCAGCGTCGCGATCGTGACGTTGCTTACGCATCACTCTCGCTAGGCAGCGAATATTCGGTGCACATAGAGCATCCCGCCGGGCCGTGTCCTTAGCTCCCCAAAGGGGCTTCGGCACATACTCGGCGAATAAGCTCCAAATTGGCCAGTAATCGGGATCGCATATTTCGTGCGAAACCACTGACCACCTCCTCAACGAATTGAGGAGTAAGCACCAATCGCTGATAGTCACGGGGATGTGTTTAACATAGAAAGGAGTTACCTCTCTACCAGAAAACCAGTGCTTTCCGCACGATTCCCTGAATTGGCCGTCCCAAAACGACTTCTTGCTGTTAAGCGTAAAGCCGCAGTAAGTTAGGGCAGCCTCTAGTGACACCTGCAGCCCTACTGGGCAAATGATGTCATCCCCGTATACTGAGATACGTCCACGAGTACGTGTGAAGTACGCGCATCCGCGAGCCAAAGCCCAGAATATTAAGGACTCCAACTCAAAGGTAAACGCGTTGCCCATCGATGAGATCATCTCATTCTCATGAGGTGAACCATCGATCACCGTCACCGGTGATCTAAGGTCCATCAATAGGCCACTCCACTCGTCGGGGAGCAGTGCGATCACCAACTGCTTAGTAACAGAATCACTAGCAGAAGATAGATCAACAGTGGCGAGGTTGTTAAGCTCGCTACCCTCACGTGCCAATCGTTGATTAATTGATTGGTCGTTAAGGTCTATCCCGACAGTCTTCAGCCGCCGACGGAAATAATCGCCGACAGCTTTCTGACAGTACATGTTCAGATCGGGCTCTTTACAAGCACATCGATCTATTTCGGACGTCTTCGGAACGGTGAACATCACGTTCCCCTCGACCAATTCGAAGTCTCGGGGCATGGGCTGTACTGTATTAGTTAGCCTCAGAAAATGCCATACGGCATTCGCGGTGATGTCCTTCCCTCTCTGATACTTCTTGGAGATGGTACCGACGCCTCGCCGCACCGAAGTGCTAGCACCCCCTGAGAATGATCCGGATAACCGGTCCCAGGGAATCTCTTCCCCGATAAGGGATGAGATGGCTGACCTACACCAGCGTAAGAATTCCGGTCCGAAGACCGGCATACCTTGAGGATCGAGGAACAGAAGCTCCTCTTCATCCTGAAGGTATAGTCGCTGATTGGTCTGTCTATTCCGCTCCTCGGTAGCGAGCCACTTTTCTATGGCCCGCTCTCGACGTACTTGGTCCGTTGACCCGGTCTCGCGACCGGTAAGCTTGGACTCAAACTCTTTGGCCAAATATTCGGCCTTAAAATTCGAGTCTTTTGCTAGTTGCTCGAGAAGCAACTCTCTGAACGATTCGTACAAAGATGGAGGTAAAAGCGGTAGCGTCTTCTGACGTCTACCATCCATGGACTTATGTCTCATGAATAAAGCTCCTGTCTGTTAAGTAAGCAGCGGGATTGCCACCTACAACTCTACGTCAAGTTTTCA